ACTCTAACAAATGTTGGTTTTTCTGCATTTTCCGGATAATACTTGTTGAATCCATTCTTGACCAAAAATTCAGCATATTTCAACGGTTCGATTGTAATGGTTTCGCCGGTCTTCTTTTGTTCAATTATCCAAAAGATGTCTTCGGACGTTGATAGATCCGTTTTAATGTCGTCAATTACATCTTCGTCAACGTTTAATTGCTTTTTAATGTCGCGCAAATTTACGCCTTGCTTTAATTTTAGTTTAACCTTTTGCACTAAATCAACATTCTCGAAATATTTGATTCCTGGCGAAGCTTTTTTGTACGCGCTTTTAATGGTCAAGATTAATTCGGACAAAGTGAATGATTTTGAAATGAAATTCGCCTTCAAATAATATTCCGCCGTATCTTTTGAAATATTGTATTCGCAAAAACAAGCGGCCACCTTAAAAATATAAGCGTTTCTTGATCCTTCGATAAATGAACAACCGAAATCAAATTTCATTATTCGGTCAATGATTTTGTCTTCGTCGGTTAAGATGCAAGTCGGCGCTTTTTCCGTGAAATCGAATCCTTTTTCTTGTTCAATGTCGGTGAATTCTTGACAAAATTCGTTGATGTAAGCTTCAGGATCAAATGATTCAAAACAAACCCTTGAAACATTACAAGATGTCTTGTCAAAGTAATCGCTTTGAATGTATTTTTCGAACGCTTGGAATCTTCTTTTGTGTTCGTCCTTTGTTGATTTTGGTATCTTAATAACGACCTTCAATCCTTTTCCACCTGGCGAAGTGAATACCAAATAAACAAACGGACAATTTTCCAATCTTTGCCGTTCGGCATCCATTGTGACGGCATCCGGATAATCGTCAAAGTCCAAAACACAAAGTCCGGAATGTTCGACAAGACCGTTGTCATTTCGTTCGTTGAATGTTCCGTTGAACATAATCGCCAAAAGTGAATTTTTCAAGCTTCGATGTTCTTCGGTATTTTCATCCATTGCCCGAAGTCGTTCAATCTTTTTATTAAGATCTGAATAACCGTTCTTTATTCGTTCGTAAACATCAAGAATCGTCAAAGTGTACGGCGTTTCTTTCGAATTAAATAAGCTTTTAAAGACGGAAAGTTTTGGAATGTTCATTTTTAGTCAATTAAAAAAAGCCAAGAACCTTTCCCGGATGCAGTCGGTACTCGGTTAATGGCCTTAAAATTTTTGTTTGCTGCATCTAACTTTGTAAAGGTAATATTTTTTTTATATAAATCGTAATTTTTTGCAAATATGTTCAAAACGTGACGATGTTGTTTGTTTCGCGACGATAAATTGCGTATCGTCACGGTTATCGTCACGGCTTAAAATCAATGTGGCATTGTCTTTCCGACCGAGCGTGACGATGTGACGATAAATTTCAAAAAAATTGAGATAAAAAACGTCTTTTCTATTTTTACCACAATCTCTCATTGTTTTGCTATCGTCACCGTCACGCTTTGACCTTTTTTCTTGACTGGCATTGCCTTTCAAGCCGTGACGTATGGTCGCTTTATCGTCACGCATCGTCACGCTTATATTGATTATGTTGCAATCGTGTCTTAATTTGGCTTAATTGGTGCATATTTTTACAATTTAAAATGTCTTCAATCAAGTTTCTTTCCTTGAAAATGATTCTTTTGTCTTTAAATTCCAAATATAAATCTTTTGTTGCCAAAAAATAAAGTTCGTCATTTTGCTTTTCGAAGATTTCCGCTTGTCCGATTCCGTGCAAAATGGTTGCATGATGAATTTCAAACATTTCGGATATTTCACGAAACAAAAATTTGTTCTTTCGCAGCCAAATAAATAAGAACCAGCGCCGATAAACTTTGTTCGGTTTCTTTGATCGCTCGTTCAATTTTTCGGTTTGAATTATTTCTTTGATTCTTTCAATCATTTTTTTTAATTTAATTGTTTAACTCCGACAACCGACTTGAATAAGTCCGAAGTCGTGTCAATCATTCCGGTTGCTTTCAAATAATCAATTTCAATCTTTGCGGAATTAATGATGACGCTTCCGACCATTGCGATTGATTTCGCCTTTTCAATTTCATTCTTGATTTGTTCGGTCGTCAATTCTTCGTCGTCCAATCGTTCCAGTGCTGCGAACATGTGATCGCGCAAATCGCTTAGTTTATTTCGTGCCATAATTTTTGATTTTTTTTATTAGTTTATTTTTAGTTTTTATTAATTGTTTTATTTCCGGCGGATAATTGTGAAGCCAATTTCGTTCTAAGTTTTCAACTCGCGAAATCATTTCAAGGTTTTCAATTTCGCAGTTCATCGGATTTTTGTCACGAAAAACAATGACGTTTCCTGGTTTAATTTCACCGTGTTTTTCTTTCCAAACATGCCGTTGAAAAAGTTTCCAATTTGAATCGGAAATTTTAATGTATTTGTATAAATGGCCGTTCTTATCTTTTCGAATTTCAATCGTTCCAGGTTCTTTCCAATTTGCCGGTCGATTGCCTTTTTTGAACATTGTCGGTTTGATCTTGTCAAAAACATCTTGGGACATTTTTTGTCCTTTGTTGATTGGAACGTTTCCTTTTTGATAAGTTCCGTTTGATTTTCGAAACAAGGTTGATCCTGGTTGCAATCGTCCCGAACTGGATGTTGACAAATAGTCATCAGCCTTTTTCAATTTCATCGAATAAGCTTTGTTATAAACTTGCGACAATGTCAATCCGAATTCTTCGGCAATTTCTTTCGTTGGTTTGAAAGGATAAATTTCAATAAGTCGTTGAATCATTTCTTGGTTCATAGCGTTTCAACTTTTAAGATTAGTTTTGGCCACATGGCCATAAGTTGCAAAGCATGTTCCTTGTCCAATGCTTCAAGAATTCGGATTCCGATGCGCTTTTTTCCGCTTTCGAAATAATTAAATGTGACTTTATATCTTTTCATTTGATTAAATATTTGTTATTAATTTTTTCTAATTTATAGCCGATTTTTTCGTACATTTTTAAATAACGATAAACGGAACGATTACTTATTCCAAGATAGCGCGACATTGAATTAATTGGTCGCGGTTTGACTTGAAGAAATTGCATAAGTTTTATTATGCGCATGATTCTAAATTGGTTCATGGACTTTCGATTGTATAGTTTTCGTAAACAAATATTTTTTCTTTTAGCAATTTGTTTTCCTCAACAACTTTTAAATATTTTTTACTATTTTGAAATAACAAAGCGCCGATAAAAATTCCAATTGTTAAACTGATTATTATTTTTTTCATTTTGTTTCGTTTTTAGAATATCCATTTTTCCAACCTCGCATGTATTCGGAATGATTTTGTTCCTTTTCCATTTCTAAATATTTATGAAAATGATTAATAAATTCTTTGCCTTCGGTTGTGTAAACATTAAAAAGATTTGGATGCAATTTTTCTAAATCGCTAAAAACTTCTTGAATGGTTGTTTTTTTCATTTGTCCTGGTCTTTAAAATGTGAATTCTTGTTGATCAAGTGGAACGTTCAAATCTTGTCGCTCTAAATAGTCAAGGTAAAGTTCAAGATTGAAGCTGCCACCTTTGTCGCCTTCGGAACTTTGTTCGCGCCACCAATTCATTTTGCGTTTCAATGAAAAGGTTGTTTGTGTGAATTCGTTTTCTTGTTGTTTAATTGGTTGTTTCATTTTTCTATTTTTAGTATTCATTAAAATATTCGTCGTCAAGTTCTCTACTTTCTGACCATTCATTGATTCCATAATAAATCAAATCTTCAAGAACAATGTTTTCAATTGCCGTTTTGACTTCGCGCATTTCTTCAATGCTTGGAAAGTATGGATGGCAAACGCCATTGATCCATTGTTCGCAATCTTCGGCGTAAACGTCAATGGTTGCTTCTTCGGTTTCTTGATTGTGACTGGCAAATTCCCAGTTGAAAAAAAGACAAAATTCAATCTTGTCAATTTCATAATATAAGGAAAGATTGTTTTGGTCAATCCATTCTAATTCTTCGATGTTCATAATTTAGTTTTTGAAAATGTTAAACGCGGTTTCGATTTCTTTCAAATCTTCATCTTGGATAAATGTCGCCATTGTTTGAATGATCAAATGTAGTTGATAAGTTGTCAAGGAATTTTCCTCTTGTTGCTTTTCTAAAAAGTCAAGCGTTGCGATGAAGTCTTTCATGTTGTTTTGTTTTATAAATTATTTTTCAAATCTACGGCGTTATTTTATAACTGCAAAACTTTATCAACATTTTTTTTAATTAATTAACAAATTTAGAATGATTCTAAATAAGGAACGAGTGTAAAAAATGGACATATTTTGTCCTCGTGTATAGATAATTCAATAATTTGAACATGATAAATAAGGCTATTGCCTTAAAACTGCGGTAAAAAATAAGGATATTGCCTGAATAAGGCTAAATAAAACTAACAAAAAAGCGTTATTATGGAAAATTTACTTTACATTATCGGATTAATTCCGTTTATCGTGGAAAAAAATGTCACATATATTGGCCAAAACGTGACGAATGGCGGTTAATTGGCTAATATATTAATCAAAAGATGTGCGTCAATCGTGCCACCTGGCCGAATTCTTTGTGATGCAAAAATCCTTCGACCGCCTTAATTGATAAATAGCCTTTTTTGTGATGCCAAGAATCCGAACCGGACGGCGAACGCAATGATTCAACGGTGATTCCGATGTAATCCTTTGACGATTTGTGGTGAATGTGGTGCGTATAAACGTATCGATGCTTTGATTGCGACCATTCAAGCGGAAATTCAGCAGCCATTAGCAACGGCAAGTCTTGTTGTTTCGCGCCGTCGCCGTGTGTCGTTCCGATCAAGTTCTTTCCATACAAAAAACCTTTGCGATGCGCAATCGAACAATCGAAAGTAATGTTCTTTGAATCTTTGAACCAGGTTTGAATGACATCGGCCAAGAAGAACCCGGACATGTAATCATGATTTGACGGATTAAAAGTGAAATGAACGTCCGCAATCGGTAAAAGCATTTCAAGAATTTCAACATAAAGTTTTTTCGCGGTTAAAAAATTCGAATACCAATTGCCGTCCGTGTCTTGTGGTGTTCCGCCGGTTGTGGTTCGGTTCGGCGTGTCAATATGAAGAATGTCATTGCCACCAATGAAAAGGATCTTGTCGATGTTGAATCCTTTGGCCTTGTTGATTATTCCTTGAACGCCTTCACGAACTCGTTTGACGGCCACCTGGCAATTGTAATCTTCGCCGGTCTCGAAAGCTTCGCAAAGTTTACCGATGTGAATGTCGGCCGGATCAACAACCAAAAGATGACCTTCAATGACTTCGTCGCGAACAATTGGAATGTATTTCGGAATGTAGTTCGAAATCGAATCAATGATTTCTTGTTTCATCGCTTCAAATGATTGTTGATCTTCGGTCTTGAAATTTGGATTCTTAAAAAATAGCGATGCCGTTTTATTTTTAATCCAACCATGTTTGACATCCTTGTCATCGATGTCCATTTCGTTGGCCGTTCTTTTAATCGCGCGATATTGACTTAAAATTTCGGCTTCGTCTGGCTTTAATCGCGGTCTAAATTTGCTAATCAAATTATTCTTCTTAATTTATCAATGATTCGCAAAATGAAAAACGTTCCGAACCCGGCCAAGAAACCCCAAAAAAATAAACTCCAATTTGTTTTGCGTTTTTCTTGTTGAACTTCTTTTCTTTTTTCTTTTGAATCTTTATAAATGTATTTATATTTCAAAACGTCTTGTTTTACCAATTGCGTTTTGTAGCGATATTCAATTCTTGTTTGCCATTTCGTTTTGGGAATTATAACATTCTTGAAAAACACAACCGAATCGCGGAATCGAATAATTTTTTCGTATCGAATCGTATCATTTATATAGTAAGCAACCGAATCAATCGTCGCAATTCGTATCGTGTCGCTATCTTGAACAAGCTTCAAGCCGTGTTTTAACGCCTTTTTATAATGATATTGCGCCAATCGTTCGGACGAACAACCAAACATCGTTAAAAGGCTTAAAAATGCGATTAACTTTTTCACAATTCAATTAATGTGTAAGTGAATTTATTGCCGAACGCGTCCTTTGCTTTATTAATTATCTTCATAAATTCCACAAAATTTGCGTTGTATCTGAAAACTTGACATCCTTCGGAAAAGTAATCGACATTCGACGGATCTTTGTAGATGGATGACCGGTGAATGTTGATGCCGAACATTCCGGAATCAATTACTTTTTCGTCGTAGATTTTATCTTTGTTATTGTCGCGATAAACTGAAACGTTTCCCAACCGTTGACAAAGCGCTTGATATTTTCCGTTGTGCATGCTAACCGCATAAACTCCGCGATATTGTCCGGGAACTAATCTGGCAACACCTTTCGAACTTCTTAAAATTTCCGTTGGTTTTTTACCAGGATCGGTTGTGATTGTCCATTCGTGAAATTGCCAAATGCCGTTAACTTTATAAGACAAGGTCAAAGCATCGTCGAACTCGTTTGTCACCTTTTTTCCGCTTTTTAAATTGCGAACGCCGACAATGTTGACGTCGTAATCTTTTGCACTGTTGAACCAAACGAATCCTTTGCTTTTAACCGCTTGTTCAATTTGTTCCCGTGTGTAACTCATAATTAGATTTTAGAATAAATCATTGCTTTTATTTTTTCCCTTTGTAGAAAATTCAAATAATTAAAAAATTTCTTTATCATTTTATTTCGTTTAGATCTTGTTTAATTTCTTTCGCTCTTAAAAATAGATTGCGAAGCGAATCCCAAATTGAAATTTTGCGGATTGAAATGTAATTTTCATTGATGGACATTACTTCGATGCTTACCAATGTCAAGGCCAAAATTTTTGTCAACATTAATTTAACGGAAAAGAACGTTAAAATAATATCATTTAAGATCCAATAATCAATTAAGTAGAATCCAATCACCGCCAGTTCATATAAAAACAATTTTGAAATAATAGCGGAAAGCTTTCGCGATGTGATTGGAATGTTTAATTTTTTTGATTTCCAAATTCCCGTTAACGTGTCAACAAAGATGGCGAATCCAATTAAAAATAAAATTCCGGATATTGGTAAAAAAAACGCGCCGATAATTCCAAGTAATTTTGGCGATGCCAGGCGAATATTTGCAAGTAAAAGCATTAATTGTAATTTCATTTATTCGCAAATTGATCAACAAGTTGATGTGTTA